ACCATTAATTCCTTATGAATCAATTGCTTACTAAGGTAGTAATTTGATTTATTAAATGCAGTGACTACAGTCTGCCTACTAAAAGCCTCCACCAAAATGGGGGCTTTTTAGTTTCTCCCCTCTCCCCCGCATTTCTCAACAAATATAATGACAAATAAAATAATTGACATGTCTGTCAGTAAGTCATATCTTTTGATCAAATATGAGCAATTGCTAATCGCTCCAGTCCCGTCAGTTGCTTTATAGCTTGTACCCTAATTTGGCAAAACGCCATGAACAACGTCATTCAATGTATTGATAGAAAAGAGTATCCAGAGCTTGATCTCATTTTGTGGGACAGGGTTGATCGCCTTATTGTTCCTCAGGATGCCTTTTTAAAATATGAACAGCGTTGGCGTTATGTCGACCAAGCTAAGCTAACCCCAAAAGAATGCCAGCTTATTGAGTGCCTTACCCAAAGTTATGGTAAGGGCTTCTTTTTGGCTGCTGCATGACGTTTCATCGTCCCCATCATCAAAGAATTCTCCAAGTGTTACAAAAGTTTGATGCTCTCTATTTGGCTGAGCATTCGATTCTTTTTGGCGGTGGTACCCGTATTGCTTTGGAAATTGAAGAGTATCGTGAATCTGTTGATATAGATTTCTTCTGTGTGACGCCAACTTCATATCGAGCTGTCAGGAATGAGGTATCTGAAAAAAGCTTGGGTGCTCTTTTGATGCCAAACGAGTCGCTCTCTTTTTTCCGTGATATTCGTGCAGATAGAGATGGTGTAAGAACATCTATTGCTTTTCCAGATGGCGATCCTATAAAGCTAGAGTTCGTGCATTTTGACTATTTTGATTTTCATGCCGATAGTCGCTCGGATCTTTTCCCTGTGCCATTTATAGATAGGGAGTCTTGCTTTCTGTCCAAGCTTTTGGCCAATGCCGATAGATATAGCAATGGCGATAATAAGGACATATTTGATTTATGCATGATGCACAGGCATTGGGGAGCAATTCCTGCTGATGTTTGGACGCGAGCGGATATTAAATATGGTTTAAAAACTGTATGTCGTGCGCTTGAGAGATCGCTTTCCCTGATACTCTCAGATCCTCAGGCTGCTTTAAAAATTGCTATAGATCGACTTAGTATTAATCCTGATCTTGCGCAAAAGCTTGTAGCTGAATATGCACAATCCTTCCTAGACGAAGTTATAAGTATTAATTCAAGCACTAATTGAATTATTCATTAACTTTTGTACTCACCGAAAGATGGTCGTCCGCCTGGTTTGGAGCATAGTCCCGCAGGCGGTACCGGCCAACCATGCGCCTCATAGATTTGTCACGGCTAGTTGAACCACGCATTTCATTTTGTAAACACTTAGGCTATAAATTTCAGTGGGCACTTTTCGGGAGTATCCGCTAGATGTTCTGGTGCAAAGTGCGCATAGCGCATGGTCATGGTTAGCGTCGAGTGCCCCAATATTTTTTGCAGTGTGAGAATGTCGCCGCCGTTCATTAAATAATGGCTCGCAAATGTGTGGCGACAAACATGCGTTAGTTGCCCTGCAGGTAGTTCGATATTTGCCCGTTCTACAGCCTTCCTAAATGCTCCTGCGCAACTCTCGAAAAGCTTCCCTGTTTTACCTCTCACATAATTTTCAATTACTGTATCTTTATAGGGGACTGATCGGGTCTTGCCGCTTTTGGTCTTGCTGAATGTGATGCGCCCGTCTCTAACTTGTTGGCCGTTTAATCCCTCCGCTTCACCCCATCGTGCACCTGTTGCCAGGCATATGCGCGCAACAATAACTGCCGATGGATTGGTGCTATTTTCAAGCTCAACCATCAGTCTTTTAATTTGCTCTGTAGTGAGCCAGGCTAATTCTGTTTCGTCGAATTTTATTGCTTTCAATTTTCTAAATGGATTGGGTAGCGTCCATTCTCCCGCGCGGTCTAATTCGTTAAAAACTGCTTTTATGTAGGCAAGCTCATGATTTACTGTATTGGGCGTCACCTTATCTTCATCGAGGCGTAATGAGCGATAGTAAGCAAAGTCTTTTGCTGTAACGCTTGACGCGATCGGGTTGCGCATTTTTTCTGAAATTTGATATAGCTTGCTTTTTCGTCGTATGCCATCTTTTAATGTTTGCCCATGCAGCATCCACCACTTTTCAATGAGTTCATTCAGTGTTCGTTTATCACGCTCTGACGCATTCCATTCCTTTTTTTGGCCTACGTTTGCTAATGCAAACTTCTCAAATCTAGCTGCCTCAATCTTCGTATCAAATTTTTTTCGAATACGTTTTCCGCTACGTCCATTTGTGTATAAATCTACAAGCCACTTTTCCCCCTCTTTTTTAATTGTCATACGGTTCTTCTCCATTTTTCCAGGCAATAAAGCGCTCGTAGTTCTTTGTATTTTCATTGGGCTTCAATAGTTCTTTATAGGCTATAATTAAAGTTGAACTTGTGCTTTGTACTATTGAATCTTCTGCCTCGAAATATTCTGCTTTTAACACAAGATCATGATCAATTTTGGAAAGTTCTTCTCGCAGTTTAATTAAGCTATTCCTGCCCCCGTGATCTGAGTCGAAATTCAGTATTCCTGATCCTATCCAAATAACATTTACAACAGATGCTGATGTGGTGTGATAGACATTTGTTTGATTGATTTCAATTAATACTGCCAGATTTGATTCGTCACTCTTCGACTGGATAAAAACAACTTTTCTAAACAAATTTTCTTTAACAATACATCTACTAATTCCACGCGCATCGACATGATCGATCACCCTCAAATAAGAGTCCCTATCTGACGGGACCTGAGCTCCTAGCGGTGCGATGTGTTGAGCACCGTCTGTTTTCTGTGTTAGCAACCAGTAGGCAAATTGCGGCAGGGCTTTAGCTATGCCTTCCAGAACGTCACCTCTTGGGATTCGGCCCTCACTTTCTATTCCCTCTATGGTTCTCCCCGGGATTCCAATTTTGTCCCCGAACGCCTCTCTGGTCATGTGTAGAGCTGTACGTATTGCGCGAATTCGCCTGGCTAGGGTTGACATTAATGACGGACCTCGCTATTTTAAAAATACATTTTTTCAGGGGATTTGTTCTTGAATTCATGTATTAAATCGTGAATGGCCCCAATTGTCCAGAATTGTGTTGTAACGAGGGTAAATAGTGGAAAACGAACACAAACCCGCCGTCCAAGCCACTACCCCAATAGTGACCAAGGCGCGATTCTCAGAAATGAGCGGATTAAGTGAGGAAACGTTGCGTGGAATGATCGAGCGCGGACACCTGCCGACTTTGAAGGTAGGCAAACACCGCATGATCAATGTGGCACTACTCACGAAAGAATGTTTAGAGCAGGACTTTGAAAGGTTTTAGAAGGTAGCCATACCAGCGCCAACTGGTATGGCTGAGTGGGGCGCGCCAACGCCCCGAGTTTGTCCCAGCTTCGCAAAAAGAGGAACAGCTCATGGTATCACCACATACCATGCCTGGCCAATTCATAGGTTTTGATGGCCAGCAACATCAGTTTTCAGTTCTGGACCAGTTCGGGACAGTTGACTGTGCAAAATTCCGACGTCAGATTTTTGATCGTGTCGGCCCGCTTCAGTCTGCTGCCGCGGCTTCATACCTGCATGCTGCGCAGAAAAACGGCCATGTTGCTGCTAATTCGTTCTTGCGAAATCTGGATCAAAAACTTTCGATTTCTGAATCCTCTTTTTCACTGCTTTCAGCTGATGGGTATCGTGATGTCTGCGATTATGCCAGTGAGGTCGCACTAGCGTGCGACTGGATCAGGAATTCTATCTCTGATTCCAGTCAACTTGATTATGAAGAAACCTTTCAACATTTGGTGTTGTTCATCGCCAGATTTCAGATTGATCCTCCTTCCGTTCGCCCTGATCGTTCCGATCTCCCAGCTGCAATAAATCGCCTGTGTTGCCCTCTGTGGTGGCGCAGACAGTTACGAAAAATGCAGGCCGATCGCATTGAATCCGTTGCGCGCGATCTGCGCCAGGTACATGCAAAAAATTCTCAATACTGCTCGCATGTTTCAACAGCAAATTGCCGTGTCCGCAAACATGCCAATCGAAATTATCTGGAATCTAAAATTGCTGTTAATGAGCTGGATCAGGAATTCACATTGTCAGAACTATCCGATTTAGGCGTTTCTAATCCAGCAATCCGGAGATATGAATTAATCACGCGCGTAAAGGGTTTCGAGTCCGTTTCGAAGCTTTTAGGACATGAGGGGGTTTTTATAACACTGACCACCCCATCCAAATTTCACCGTATGACAAAAATTACGGTTAGTGACGGCAAAGCGGTTGTTGTTCCAAACAAAGCATATGCGGGACTGACTCCGCGTGATGCGCAGGAATATCTGTCCGGTCTATGGGCAAAAATGCAGGCAAAATTCAGTCGTTTGCAAATTAAGCCTTATGGATTTCGTATTGCTGAGCCACATCATGACGGTACACCGCATTGGCACTTCCTTCTGTTTTCATCATCTGAAAATCTACAAATTATTTCTGAGGTTTTTCATCATTACGCATTGCAGGATTCGCCTAGTGAAAAAGGCGCGAGAGAACGTCGATTGAAAATCGAGAAAATTAAACAGGGAATTAACAATAAAACAGGACGTGAGTATTCGGCCATTGGGTATCTAATTAAATACATTTGCAAAAATATAGATGGTTACGGCGTAGACAATAAAAACGTTCATGGCGGTCAGGACTGGGCAAATAAAAATGCTTCTGATATCGCCGAAAAAATCGAAGCATGGTCACGCACGCACCGCATTAGACAATTCCAACAAATTGGAGGTGCCAGCGTGACTGTATGGCGAGAACTACGTCGTTTATCTGAGCAGGATGGAGAATTGGAGGCGCTTAGACAGGCAGCTGCAGATGGTAATTGGGATCAATTTGTTTTGCTCATGGGAGGTCCAACAGTTCGTCGCGATGAACAGACGGTTCGACCATCGTATGCGGCATCTCAACAGATTGATAAAACGTCTGGTGTAATTGTCCCCGCTACTAAAACTCGTTACGGCGATGAAGCAAAAGAACGCGTTGTCGGCGTTTTGTATGCTGGCCTTACTGTGCTGAGTCGAATTCACACCTGGGATGTCCGTGATAACGAAAAGCTTCGCCTTGCACGTCAAAAAATAATGGATGGCATTGTCGAAATTGTCACCGAAATTAGTGAACAAAACTCACACCTTTATCCAGCTCATATTATGAGTTCTTTTAAATCAAATTCAATTCCTTTGGGCGCACCGCGTTAGCGGTGCGCCCCTTGGACTTGTTTCAATAACTCTACGCTCGTTATTTTTAATCAAAAAGAGGCTTTAAAAATGGTAAAAGTTTCGGTTGTTAATGGTCATCATTTCCCCCAATCACGAAATACATCAAAAGGGGTTCGTTATTATCAGTCTGCATATGTGCATCTCGGTGGTGCATACCCGCATGAGATCGAAATCCCATTGAAAACTCCTGCTGATGCATTTCCGGTTGGAGATTATGAAGTGGGTGTTGGGAGCTTTCGAGTAGGTAAATATAAAAATTTGGAACTCAATCCATTTGAACTCAAATTGGAGATTTTGAAAGCTGCCGGTGTTTTATCAAAAGCGGGTTAATCCAAAAGTGATTTGTTTAACTTTCTTGGCTGATGGATCTGTTCATGCAGAACAAATCGATGCCATTGATCAATCGAGCTGCACCGGATTCGTTGTGTTGCAGCCTATTGATTCGAGCATAACTAATCTACCTCCTGATCCTGAAGTGATTTCAGAATTTTTTGGTCTCGGCCTGTATTGGGTGGTGGGTTGTTATCTGGCAGCGTTCGCAGTTGGTTCGTTGTCAAAATTGTTGCGACGATAGTCGTTAATTTACTTTTACTTTGGAGTTTCTATGAAAAGTCTTATTTCAAAAAAAATTGCTGTTCTTTCTGCAGTCGTACTGGCTGTAGCTGCTTCAGCATCTAATGCGGCCGGTTTTTCCGACCTGACTGCAGCGATCTCTTTTGCTGATGTCATTGCCGCCATTTTTGCAATTGGTGTATTAGTTCTGAGTGTTGATATGGCAATGCTCGGTTTCCATAAGGTTCGCCAAATTGCCAAGGCTAAATAAATGGTGATGTAGAGGGGGTTAGCCCCCTCTTTTTATAAATTAACTCTTGGTTTTTATATGGATCCTAACTGGTGGTATTTCGCATTTTTGTTGTTGGGCGTTGCATGTGGTAGCGCAATTATTAAGGGGCTCGATTTATGAAATTCAGAGTATTTTTTATCTATTTAGGTGTGATTATTGTATTGCTTCCAATTGTTTATTTATTTCATTTGTCTCTCGAATATTTTTCGTAATTCGGTTTTAGGTTTGACAGAGGTTTGGGTTATGAAATTAAAGTTTTCTTTGGCGTTCGTGGTAATTTCTATCTTCATACTACCGTTTGCTAACGCTGCTACCCAGCCGGCCTACAGCGGTAGAATGAATAATACGCTAGGTTCTATCTACCAAACTAAAGCCACAAAGCTCGGTTTTGCTGCAAATGACCCTAGGTTTACATCTTCCGTTAAATCTATCAGTGCTCGTTCCACCGCGTTAGCTGGTGGTTTCTCCGGAGGAATATTGGCTACTGCTAAATGGCCGCGGTTGCTATTGACTGCCGGAATTTTTACGTTGGCTGATATTGCGCAGGATCTGTCTACAGATCCAAACCTGAAGGTTCAATGGAATGACGATCAAACACTTAAGCTTTCTGGTCTTCCAGGTAATGCTGATTATGCCTCGTTTCCTATTTGTTCCACCGGTCAGTCGCTAATCTCTAGCGTGGGAACGAGTTATGATGGTTTTTGCGTTAATACTGCACGCAATGCTTTTTCCCGTATTTCTACACGTTCAGTTTCTTGTAATTCAGGCGCTGCGGTTCAAGCGCTCTGCTCCCAAAAAACGTTAATTCAATATGTGAATTCCTCTTTTTCTGGGGCTGCTCAGACGCCTTTAAGCTCTTATCCGTATTGGCGAATTACCAACGCTTTTCTTATCAATTCCACAGAAGATACCAATTCATATAATGTGGTTTATTCGTATGTTGCTCCATCTGGAGTTGTGTTGACCCCGCCGTCACCTGCTACTGAAAGTCTATCTCCCGAAGCTGCTTTGGCTGCATTGCCAGAAGCCTATATGAATAAACCTTTGTCTGATGAGCAAATCGCGAATGCAGCGAACACTATGTTGCAAAATGCTCACGCACATTCACCATTGGCCATGCCGGAACTTGCTGCCAATCCTGTTACGCTTGCGGATGTGAATGCATGGCGCATTCAAAACCCTCAAGCTATACCTACAGTTGCCGATTTATTTTCTCCGGTTGCTGCACCTGGTTCCGGCTCAGTTCTAATTCCTAATCCTGCTGTAGATCCTACAGCTGAAGTCACTCCGGGAACCCAGGTTATTAATGTCGAAGCAAAGGTCGAGTGGGGTGTTTTTACGCCGCCCACTCTTGATGAGACTCCAACCGCAAACAATATCCTGGACCCGCTGTTTAATTTTTTCCCCAGTTGGGCCGATTACAGCATGCCTTCACATCACGCTGAATGCCCCCAACCGCAATTCACCGTATTCGGTCACACATATACATTTGATCAGCTTTGTACATACGCTGAAATGATGCGGCCACAGCTTCAGGCGATTTTTATGGTTTGTTGGACAATCGTTGTATTTTTCATAATTTTATCTGCGTAGTGGGTGGGATATGGGCGCATTACTGACGAATATTTTTGGTTGGGTATTTCGAACAATAATTATTAAATTTTTCCTTTTTACCGCTCTATTTTTAGTTGTTTCAGAGTTTTCTAATTACCTTATGACAAAGTTTTCTGCTTTTAATCCTGCTGCTTTGAATTCCAGTTTAGGGGCTCTATCGCCTGCGATGTGGTACTTCATTGACCTCACGATGTTTTCAGTGGGTTTTCCGATGATTGTCTCAGCATACATAACCAGATTTGCTATTCGTCGTATTCCACTGTTGGGCTAATTTTTATGAGTATTAATGCATATACAGGCCTACAGGGGTCTGGAAAGTCCTACGAGGTTGTTCTTTCTGTAATTATTCCAGCAATAGCACAAGGTCGGCGAGTGGTTACCAATATTGATGGTATCGATTCAGATGGTATCCGTGCCTACATTCATGAAAAGCAATCCATCCCATTAGATCAGCTTGGTTTTGCTGTTCATGTGGATAATTCCAAGATTACCGAAAGAAATTTTTTCCCATGTAATTACCACGAATTGGATTCTGCCGACACCGTTGTTAAACCGGGCGATTTGGTTGCAGTAGATGAAGCCTGGCGTTTCTGGGGAGTTGATTGCAAAATCTCCGAAGAACATAGGATTTTTTTTCGTGAGCATCGACATTTTGTGGACTCACAGACTGGTGTTGCCTGCGATTTGGTTTTTATGGTTCAGGATATATCTGATATTCACCGCATTTTGAAAGTTGTGGTTGAAATGTCTTTTCGTTGCCACAAGGCGAAGGCTTTGGGAATGAATAGTGTTTATAACGTATCTATGTGGGAGGGCTGGAAGCAGCATCAAAAAAATGTTGTTCAGGACTGGATGAGAACATACGATAAAAATATATTTCCTCTCTATCGATCATATGCAAGCGATGTTCAGGGGCAGGAAGTTGCATCCGATTCGAGGCAAAATATTTTTGCCGATAAACGACTACTGACTAAAATCGTCTTCTTTTTGATTCTGTGTGCCTTTTGTGCATATAGAATTTTTTTATTTTTCAATGAAAAAATTCATCCATCGGGGGCTACTCCGCAAGCTTCCACATCATCACCATCGCAATCTCAATCACAAGTTCCCGTCAATTCGGCTCAGTCGCAATCTGCTGCTGTCCAGCGGTGGCGCATTGTTGGTGTGATTGAAGTTGACGGATTTCGCTCCGTGGTTCTGGAGAGCGACGGTGCTATTAGGCTAGAGAGTATTTCGAAATTCTCAGGTTATGGCTCAAGTCTGCGGGGTACTGTAGATGGTCAGGAAGTTACCCGATTCTCTGGTATCACCAAATCCAAATCTCAGTTTTCGACTACAGGGAATTCAAAATGAAATCCATTTTAATAATTATCTTTTCTACTTTGCTTGTATGTAAGGTTAGCGCCCAGCCTTCAATTTTATTGGATGTTGATCGTATGACAGTTTCGCAGGTCATACAATTAGTTTATCAGGATGCACTACCAGAGGACCCTTATTATATGGCTCCAGAGGTTTCTTATGATGATCGTATGGTTTCATTCCGATATTCATCTAATCGAAAGTCTTTTAAAGCTCATTTTTCCACTTTTTTGGATGATCTTGGATATGCAATTATTCGTAAAAATTCTACAGATTTCATCGTCAAAAAGGACGTTTTTTCGTCAGACGCAGAAAACCCGAATGTTGAGATTTTCTACTACCGACCACAATACCGCACCTCCGACTATCTGGTTGAAATTCTTTCACCTCTGTTTCAAGGGAAGTTTACCTCTCGCCGCCAAATTTCTGAGCCTGTACCATCTGGCTCTCAGGCTGCTCCACAGGATTCCGCGCTAGCTCAACAATCTGTTGGTGGGAATGACCAATTAATTTTTTCCGGTTCAAAATCTGAGGTCGGGGTATTAAAAAAGTTACTTTCTCAGGTTGATAATGATCCAGGTCAGGTTTTTGTTACTGGAATCCTCTTTGAGGTTCAAACATCTAGCCAGTCAGGATCAGCAATCAATCTCGTTGCATCTCTTCTCAAAAATAAATTAAATTTTAACTTTGGTTTTCCTGGGGCGGCTGACAACTATGTGTCATTTCAATCAGGTGATTTTGATGCTGTTTTCCGTGCGTTAGATTCGGATAATCGGTTTAAAATTTTGTCGAATCCGACAGTCAGGGTCGCATCAGGTAAAAATGCCGTTTTTACCGTGGGTGAGGATGTTCCTGTTTTGGGAAGTGTCACTTATTCATCAAACGCCATGCCGGTTCAATCTGTCGATTACCGATCTAGCGGGGTAATTTTTGATATTTCTCCGACTATTCGAGATTCAGTAATTGATGTATCCATCAATCAAGAAATTTCCTCTTTTGTTACTACAACAACCGGCGTTAATAATTCTCCCACTCTTACAAAACGTCAAATTCAGACCCAAGTCTCCATGAAAAGCGGTGATGCTTTTGTTATTGGAGGCCTCCGGGAAAACAAGACTGCCGGCGGTAGCTCTAAATTCAAATATCTCCCAGACTTTTTGTCATCTAAAAACTCTGAGGAGAAATCATCAGAAATTCTCTTGTTTATAAAAGTTAATCGGGTTTAACGCCCGCAGCGAGTTTCGAGCGAGGACGATAAACCCGATCAACTTTTTTGGTGTTGTTTACCTATGAGTCGCAATTTATATTTTTTGTTTGGCAGTCAGACGCTTATTATTTTTAGTGTTGTTCTTGTTGTGTTTACAATCGGTATGGTGGCATTTAATGAAACGCTTTCACTGCTATCTTTCAGTCAAATTGTTATTTGTGGATATGTCCCTGAACTTATCGTCGCTCCATTTTTAGGTGGTCTAATAGATAGATACAATCGTGGTCTCATAATTTTAATTTGTAATTTTCTCCACTTTACGATCTTTCTATCGTTATCTATTTTTATTTTCCTGTTCGATTTTGATCTGGTGGTGTTTTCCATTTTTATTGTTTTACTTTCCCTAGTCTCGGGCGTCCATCGTGTGGCTTATAACACCATCCTGTCTGTAATTACTGATAACCCTCTAAATTATCCGCGACTTAACGGTAATATTCAGTCCGGTATTGCTATTGCGCATATTGTTGCGCCTCTAGTTGCTGGATTCATGATTGAGAGCTCCTCCCTGTTTGTTGTTATCTGTATGGTTACTCTTATTTCGCTATTTTCAATGTGTTTAATGCGTGTTGTCTATTGCCCTGATTATGTGCCTCTCAGTGATAAGAAATCACAACCAGTTTTTGGCTTTATATGCGGTTTTCGGGAAATTTTTCATAATAAAATTCTATATAAATTATTGTATCTTCATGGGTTTTTTAATTTCGCACGCAGTGCTGCAGTTGTAGTTTTTACCCCGCTGATTTTATCAATAGGATCTGAATCGGATTTGGGGGTTTTGCGTTCGATTGCTGGTATTGGAATTGGTTTAGGCGCGCTTTTAATTTCTAAATTAATTATTCCTAGACCTATTATTACTCGTTATAAAATTTGTACTACTTCTGTCGCTCTATGCGCCGTTTTTATTATTTTTATAGGTGTTTCACACAACCTGTTGGTTGTTGGTGTTTCAGTTTTTTTTCTCTTTTCACTAACCCCAATTTTGGCGGGAACCGCTAATGCAGTTTGGTTGGAATCCGTTCCCGTTGGGATTCAGGGCAGAGTTTTTGGGGCACGAGATGCGATTGTTGGAGGGGGGTCTACAGCGGCATTTGTATGTGCTCCCTGGTTCGCTGAGTTTTTTCAGCGCTCAGGTTTTTGTTCTTCTATGTCTCATTCATTATCACTATCGTACGTTTGTTTTGGATTCCTACTGCTAGCTGTGGCACTGCCACAGCTGATTAGGTTTCCGAGGTATTTTTCCGATTGATGGTGTCGAAATGCATGAGCTATCGCCTCAGCCAGCTCGTCATCCGTCATATGTATTAAGGCATCACCAGCTGCCCTCGTTTTCGGCGACCTAGTACGTGCTAATAATTCTCCGAATTCGTCATTTTTTTTGCCCATTTGATTTCACCTTCCAATCGTTGAAATTTTTTTGCATTAAGAGCCAGCTCTCAGCACTGCGCCCAAGAATTTGAGAAAGTTTTTGCGCTATTGCTGGTGTCACGTCTATTTTCTCATTTATCAAACTATCTAGGTTGGCAGGTCTTATCTGAAGTTTTTCTGCGATGTCATCGGGTGCGAGATTTAGCGGTTGTAGGTATACCCGTTTAATAAATCCGCCAGGATGTGGTGAGTTATGTTGATGCATTTTTTTGAGCCTTCAGATTATTGGTATTTTTCGATACTGTGGCACTGCCACAGTATCTAAGGATGGCATTTCCTCATTTACCAATTTCTTTCCTCACAATCCTTTCCATTTGCGATAGGTTTTACGTGTCGAATGCAATTTTTCCTATAATCCTACCACTGTTTAAAGCATCTGCATGAATACAGGACACTAACCACTGGGCTCCCCAAAAACATTGCCGTGCTGAATATGGAAAATGGTGATTAACGTAGTAAATGGGGGAGTCCTCTTGAGGTTTTTCATTTTTTCCTGTTGCTTTATCTGCTGTCGAATGTATGCCTACATCTTGTCTACATAGTAGTGTTGAAATGTGGTTAATAGTGCTGTTTTCTTATCTCTAACATATTGAAAATAAAGAAAAAGTGCTTCAATGTGTGTTATTGTGTTACCTCGGGTAAGGATTGAAAATCCTCGTGTCCCTGGTTCGATTCCGGGTCTGGGC